GAGTGGTTAAAGGAGACGGACTGTAAATCCGTTAGCTATGCTTACGTTGGTTCAAATCCAACTCTGCCCACTCCTGGGGGTGCCATGGTTTCGACAGGGTACACGGAATGTGACTGAAACCTGCTTGGATAAGCAAACCATAGATGCAAAAACATCTGACACCGCAGCGAATAACATCGTTGCATTCTCCCGCACTCGCGAACTCGCGACTGCCTGAATGGGGGATCGGGGTTAAACTAGCCTTGTTAACCAAGTAGTTCTGGGGGGTGGAATGCCCCCTTTAAATCTAGAGGTTCCATGAAGATTAATCTTTGGTATTCTAATAGTATGGGTCAATGGCGTTGGACTCTTTGTGAAGAGTTTAAGAACGGTGTTACTAAAGTAGAACAAAGTTCTGGTCAACAACCTATGCTTCGTGATGCTATGAATGATGTAGCAAACACTGTTGAATATCTTCTAGAGACACATAAAAAAGACAATCCTCTTTAGCTCAGCGGTAGAGCGAACGACTGTTAATCGTTTGGTCCCTGGTTCGATCCCAGGAAGGGGAGTTTAGGGAGATTAGCAATCTGGTGAATGCACCGAGCTCATAATTCGGATAAGGTGGGTTCGATCCCCACATCTCCCATATATAATATAAATTTGTTGCAAATATGTTTGAGATCGGTAATGAGTTAGAAGTTGCTCAAATTGACGGTATTGGACCAAATGCAGTTACATGTATAGTAATTGATAATCTTTATAAAAATCCCGATGAAGTTAGAAAATTTGCATTAACTCATAGGGGTGAAGCAGGAAAGATCAATGAACAATGTGACTTTGGTGATAGACTAGCAATTCCACACAAAGATATCCGTAATATAAAAGAAGTTATTGATGATTTTGTTAGAAATCGTGCTATCTGGAATAACTGGTACGATGAGTTATCATATGAAACTAGTTGGAAAAATGCAGAGTTTTTAGTAAACTTTACTAGTCACCAAACATTAGTTAATAATCCTTTGGGGTTGGTTCCACACCAAGATACATATTTGAAATTTCAACTTCCGAGTAGATTTGGGGTTGTAATCTATTTGAATACTCCTGAAGAATGCGAAGGAGGCACAAACTTCTATAGTTACCTTGACAAACAAGGACTAGAAAGATCTCTACTATATGAGAAACAGTTCACTGAGATGACAAGTGCCGATAATAAATGCACCAAAACATATCAAGACTTATTCACTGAACTTCAAATGTCTTCTGCACTAAAAATTGAGGCAGAGATTGGAATGAGATATAATAGAATGCTTATTTACCCTGTGGATGTTCTACATGCACCAAGTATGGCTCCTGGATGGTTCAAAAATAATGAAAGGATTGCACAGGTACTATTTTTGTGAGTAAATACATTGTTCGATGGTCCGAACCAGGAGAACTTTCTCCTCAACAACAGAGTAGATACTTTGATAACGAAGTTAATGCCAAGTGGTTTGCAAATGAAATGAAAAAGAGTTATAATTGGGTTATCTGCACAGAATCAAAAAACGTAATGGAGTAACAAAGAGTATGATTTGCACAGGTAATCTTTTTGTGATATAATTAGCATGTGTGAAGGAAGTGCGACCTCTCTGATCTTAGGATTGGAGGGGTTTTTTCATTGTCTAAATACAAAAAGGAATAATATATTGAGCAGATAAAATGCCTCTATCAAGATTAGAAAATTTTCTAAAGAACGCTGAAGGTAATATTTTATATGTAAATCCAAGCGACTTTGATGCTACTGATAGTATTGAAAACCGTGGTAACTCGCAGACGAGACCATTCAAAACTATTCAAAGAGCTCTAATTGAAGCTGCTAGATTTTCTTATCAAACAGGCAAAAATAATGATAAAATTGATAGAACGACCATTCTGGTTTTCCCTGGCATTCACTACATTGATAACAGACCAGGATATACTGTAACGAGTAATCTTGGAGCTGCTGAATTCAAGATTAGGAAAAATGCAGGATGGCAACCTGCTGATATCACTCAGTTTACTTCAGAAACTAACTTTGATATTCTAGATCCCAATAATGAACTTTATAAGTATAACTCCACTGAAGGCGGAGCAATTCTACCTCGTGGTACTTCTATCATTGGATTGGATCTTCGCAAAACTAAACTAAGACCACTGTATGTACCTGATCCATTAGATGACAATCAACTATATGGTGGTATTCTTCGTGTTACTGGTACTTGTTACTTTACCGCTTTCACGATCTTTGATGCGGATATTTCTAGAACTGCATATTATGATTATGATAGTAACACAAAGGTTCCTACATACTCTCACCATAAACTAGCTGCGTTTACCTATGCCGATGGTGTAAATAACGTAATAATTAATGGATCTGATTCTGGTCTAACTGACCTGGACATGTTCTACTTTAAGGTAGCAAAAGCTTATGGTGATGCTTCTGGTAGACCTGTTCCAGATTACCCCACATTCGATGATTTTGAACCAAGTGTAGACGAATTTAGAATTGTTGGTGACCTTGCTGCTGACCCAGTTGGTATTACTTCGATTAAGTCTGGTGACGGTAATACTCCTAATAATATTATCACTGTAGACACGACAAAGGCACATGGACTATTCAAGGATACTCCTGTTCTTATTGCTGGTATCACAACATCTGTCAATTCATACAACGGATCCTTCCTAGTTGAAGAAGTTATCAGCGATACTGAGTTCACATATCTCGCTCCCAGTGTACCTATTACTGCACTGCCAACGTCCCAGGAGATTCAAAATTCTTCCGTAATTATTGAACCCGATACTGTAGGTTCTGCATCTCCATATGTTTTCAACTGTTCTTTACGTTCGGTATATGGTCTTAATGGACTTGATTGTGATGGTGATAAAGCCACTGGATTTAAGTCCATGGTTTGTGCTCAGTTCACGGGTATTTCTATTCAGAAAGATGATGATGCTTTCATTCTCTACAATCCCGACACTGCAATCTTTAATAGTGATTTGAGTGTATCTGATTCAGATAGACCTCTACACTCAAACTCAAAAGCAATCTATAAACCAACATTTGAAACCTCTCACATGAGAGTAAGAAACAACGCTGTTGTTCAGTTGGTTTCTATCTTTGCTATTGCATATGCACGTCACTTCCATGCAGAAAGAGGTGGTGATGCTTCTATTACTAACTCCAACTCTAACTTTGGACAAACTGCTCTAGAATCATCGGGATTTAGACCAGAGTCGTTTAATCGTGATGATGTAGGATACATCACTCACATTCTGCCACCTAGAGAAATTCCAAGAACAGTAACTACGGCATCTTGGTTAACACTTGATACACCAAAAACTGTTGGTGTTGGTATTACTGATAGACTATATCTGTTTAGTTACAATACTGAAGAAATTGTTCCACCTGCACAGGTTGACTCTTATAGAATCGGTGCTAAGAAAAAAGATAAGTTATATTTGAGTGTTGTTAATACACTTACTGGACAAGCAGTTCAGGAAACATATGAGACTCCTATTCTCATGCAGGTTCCCTCTGGAACTGGTGTAGAATCCGAGAAAGACTATAAAGTTATTAGAAATTCTGGTGTTAATGCCATTATTTCTAATGTTATCAGTCTAAGTACCAATCACCAACTTAATAATGGTGAGAAAATTAGAATCTTCTCTAATACTGGAGAAACTCCAAACGGTATTATTAATGATAAGATCTACTATGCTATTGCTGGTGGCAATCTTGCTACAAACAAAATTCAGATAGCATCTACTAGTAATGATGCTCTTGCTCGTAGACCTCTCACTGGGTTATCTAATGGTGGTGGACAACTAACTGTAGTTTCTAGAGTTACTGATAAATTACCAGGAGATCCTGGACACCCAATTCAGTGGGATAATATTAATAATCAGTGGTACGTTATCGCTCACCCCAGTGAAACATTTAACCAAATATTCCCAGCACTTAAAACTATTGGCGCTGGTGTTATTGGTGATGAAACTGGATCAACATATGTTAAGCGTAGAGTAGATAACAGATCTCTCATTGATAGATTGTATCGTGTTAGATATGTTCTACCTAAAGAACATGTTGACGCTCGTGCTCCAAAACCTGGATTCGTTCTACAGGAATCTAAAACTGTTGGTATTGGTAGTGCATCATTCCTAACTGCTAATCTATCTAACCCAACTCAACTTAAGAATGTTAAGATCATTAAGAGTGCTGATTTTAGTGGCACAACTATTACGATCACAACTGAAATTCCTCACAGATTGATTGAAGGTGATTTAGTTAAAATTAAAAATGTAGAGTCCGTTAACAATCCACTTAATACTTATAAAGTTGGATTTAATGGTGAGTTTAAAATTGATAATGTAGTTTCTAGTAAGGCATTTACCGTTACTGGTATTACTACGGATCCTGGTGCATTCCTTAATGAAATTAACGAGAGAACTACACAACAACAGATTGAAGATCTACCTATTGTAGAGAGATCCAAAGCATTTGACTCTCTCTATGTGTATAGAGTACAAGAATCTAGACCACATATTCCTGGAACTTCTGGACAAGATGGTGTATATAACCTAACTCTCGTTTGTGGTTCTATTCCTCTGGATAAGGATCTTGGTTTCGGTGTATCCACGAAATCCTTCTCACAGGATATTAGAAACCTCTATCCACAACAAGACAGAGATAACTATCAGTCGGACGCACAACCATCAATTTCTCATGCCAATGCTGATGTTATTGGTAGTGTAATCTCCGATAATAGGCAAAGATCTTTGACCCGTGAAGCACTGTCATATTTCATGCAGGGACAGAAAGTTGGTTATGCTGTAACTGGTGCAGTTGTCACTGGTACAGGTAACACTACTCTCACAATGTTTACTGGTGCAGAACATAAATTTAATCAAATTAAGAGTCTAAACATTATCAATCCTGGTGCTGGATATAATAATGGTTCTGGTATTGCAACTGTCATTTATGCTGCAGATCTTGAAAACGTTGCTTTAACTGGCAAACAAGCATCAGCTAAAGTACAAATTTCTGCCGCTGGTACTATAACCAGTGTAGAGGTTCTTGATGGTGGTACTGGTTATGGTATTGGTAATACTATGACTATCTCTGCTTTCCCAGCAGGATCTCCTTCAACTAATGCTATTGTTGAAGTTACTGGTATATTTGACAACATCTATGATGGTATGCACCTATCTGGTTTTGCAGATCCTATTCTGAATGGAACATTCAAGATTGTAGACATTCCAAGTTCCAAGTCAATCTCTGTGGAAATCCCCGAGTCAAGAGGATTGGGACCATATTATATCTCCAGAGATGATAGAAGACTCCCAACATATCACCACGCAAATATTGGTGTTGGAGTAACTTATATTGATGTTATTAACAGAGACGAAGGATCTGTAAAACTTCTAACAGATGCTAACCATACTTTGGTTGCTGGTAACTGTTTTACTATTCAAGGAACTGGAAATGGTAATTGGGATGATAATGTCTTTATCGTTGATGATGTTGACAATGATAATCCACTGAGGAGTATTCACTTCAATGTTGGTGTTCATACTGTTGGTTTCATAACTGCATATGACACAATTAATACTAGACTATTTGGTACTGGTATCAGTGCAAACTCTAAAACTCTAGGTCTTGGCGAAAATAATCTTGCAGGTAGAGCATCTTATTTCTATGCTGGTATTTCTACCACTGTTGCTTCTCCAATCACTTCTACTGATACTGTACTTACTCTTACTTCGACAGAAGGATTTAGTAAGGGAGATTATATTATCATTGGCTCAGAAATCATGCGTTTCTCCAGTGATAATATCAATAGTGTTCTTCGTGGTCAGTTTGGTACAGTTAATACCTCAGCACCAGTTGGATCAACTATCAAGAAGATTGAAGTTCTTCCAATGGAACTTCGTAGACCATCTATTCTCCGTGCGTCTGGACACACATTTGAATATCTAGGTTATGGATCTGGTAACTACTCAACATCTCTGCCACAAAAACAGGATAGAGTTCTATCAGATTTAGAAACACTTGCCGCACAAAAGAAAGAACTTGATGGTGGTAAAGTTGTATACACTGGAATGAATGACAGTGGTGACTTCTATACTGGATATAAGAGGCTATCGTCTATTACTGGTGAAGAAGAAGTTGTTGGCGCACCTATCTTCTCATATACTGGCGATGATGCCGAGGCAGAAGGAACTAAGAGAGTTTCTGGTGTATTTGATGAACTACTTGTTAGGGAATCAATTACTGTTGAGGGTGGTGATAATAACAATAGAACATCACAGTTCTACGGTCCAGTAAACTTTACTGAGAAACTTGCTAATAGTTCGGATGATGGTATTGAAACTAAGAATTTCTTCCTGAGAGGTAATGCCCCTCAAGGTAAATTGCTTACCGTTGGTATTCAGACTCCAACAGGTGCTAAGAGAGCAGGTGACCTTTCATTCATTGGTATTCCAGATAATGGTGGATATGTTGGACACATTTATGCTGAAGGTGATTGGAGAAGATTTGGTGTTATCTCCAGAGAGAAGAATAGAAACTTCTACACTGTAGATCAGGTATCTATTGGTGCTAGTGATGCTACTTTCAAATGGAGAGATACTCTCGAAGTTAATGGTGTAACTAAACTAGATCACCTATATGTTGCTGGTATCGTTACATTCGCATCTAACCAAACATTCTCTGGTGTTACATATGACTCCATTGTTGTTAGACAACTTGCAAACTTCTATGCGTATAATTTCTCTGGTGGATTCTCAGATGAGGGTGTTAAGTGGGAAACTTACGGATACTACACTCAAGTACATGAGGGAGGCACATCTAGACTACACAACATGGAAGTTGTTGGTACTTATGTTTCTTTCAAGTCAAACTGTAAAGTTGATTTCCTTGGTGAGGTTACTTCTGGTTATACTGGTATTAACTCAATCAAGGGTGACATTACCTGTAGTAATATCTCTGTAAGAGAACAAGATCCCCTGAATGGTAGTGGTAAGTTCTTTGCTGAAGATCTTACAGTTCAAACTGGTTTTGCTACTGATTTCAATGTTGGAACTACTGGACCTGGTGGAGTTCTGACAATTGGTAATAGAGTAGGATCTACACTTAATGGTCATGCAAACATTGTAAGTCTTACTGGTCCTGGTATGCCAGATGATACTGGTGGAGGAAGTGTAGCACTACCAGTACAAGGTGGTGGTTTAACATATCAAGGTGTTTCGAGAGTTGCTATTACCAGTGCATACATCAATGTTGGTGTTATTACCAACTTCCACTCTCCTGCAACCTCCTACCTCAATTCTCCTAGAATTCAGTCTGGTATTGCAACTAACTTTGAGGTAACAAATAACCTGACTGTTACTGATGGTGGATCTAGTGCCACTATTAAGACTCTTAATTATACTACTGGTTCTGGTACAGATCTAACTCTGACTGGAGATCTTACATGTCAGGGTGGATCTTCTGTTGCAAGAATTAGGGAAATTGAATTTGATCAACAAATTGTAGGTCCAACTGCAATATTTAATGATATTGAAGCAACTACATTAAAACCAAAAACTGCTAGTACTCTTAATATTAATTGTACGGCAATTACTGCAACATCAACAATTACTTGTACTGATAGTGGTTCTTCTGCGACGATTAACAATATCACATCGCAAGAACTTACCATGGAACCTTCTTCCAGTGGTATTATTAAAACACCTAAGTTGGAAGTTGGTAATAGTAGTGCTGACCAAGGTGCCGATGCTAAGATCAGATATCTGAATGGATATACTGCTGGTGGTATCACTCAACTGGATATTGATTGTGGTACTAATGGTAAAGTAAAATCATTCCAATTTGAATCTACTTGTGCCACTGGTAACGCACCATTCAAGTGCGTATCTACAACTAAAGTCACCAACTTTAATGCAGACTTACTTGATGGAATGAATACATCTTCTACCAATCAAACTGGTGCTAGTATTGTTTCTAGAGATGGTTCTGGCAACTTTAAAGGTAATATTATTACCGCAAATAGTTTCAGTGGAGGAACTATAAGTGGTAGTAATGGATCATTTAGTGGCACACTCAACGTAAGTAGTACAATCACTGGTAACGTTACTGGTAATCTAACAGGAACTGCCTCTAATGCGACTAAGGCAGTAGATGTTGATCTTGGAAAAGGTATTCTATACAATACTGGACAGACTGCGACAGAAGTCAGTGGTAGTTTCTACTACCAGAGTAGTTCAGTTTATGCTCCTAATTTCAGGGGTACTTTTATTGGTAATGGTACCGAGGTCACTAACATAAACGCATCAAACATCACATCAGGAACACTACCTTCTAGTGTAGTTCCTGAAATCAGTGCTGATGATATTGTAGGAGGAACACTTGACGCATCATTGGTTCCAACACTAAACCAAAATACAACTGGTACTGCAAATAAAGCAAATACAATTAACATTTCTAATGGTACTAGTGGAACTCAGTATCCAGTTATGGTTAATACTACTGGATATCAAACATTAGCAAGAGATACTAGAATGTCATTTAACGGTGGCAATCTTTCAGTAACTCAAGACATTACTGCGTTCTCATCTGATGATCGTCTGAAGACTAATAGAGTTCAACTGACTAATGCTCTTGATAAAGTTTGTTCACTCAACGGTTTCACTTATAACTTTAATGAAACTGCCGGTAAACTTGGATTTAATACTGAAATTGATTATGTCGGTGTTTCTGCACAAGAAGTTCAAAAAGTTCTTCCCGAAGCAGTAAAACCTGCACCAGTTGATAACAAGTACATTACTGTTCAGTATGAAAAAATTGTCCCACTTCTAATTGAGGCAATCAAGGAACAATCTGGTCAGATTGATTCCCTTAGAAAGGAGATTGAAAAACTCAAATAAATATTAGAAATGGGTATTTTATAATGCAGTTAAATTATGTAGAACCTGAAAATATTAAAGTTAATCCCGATGCAATCATCAATAACAAACAGATAGGAGAAAAAAATCATCCTGTAATTGTTGTTGATGATTTTTTATTGGATCCACATAAGTTTATATCAGAATATGTTGAACCCACTCCTCTTGTATTAAATACTCTCGATTCCAAGTCATTAATGCCTGGGTGGATTGGTCAGGTTCCTAATAGATTTTATGAAATTGATTCAGCAGTTACACAATTACTTGATTTATATACAGACTTTGATATTCCAGAAGAGGAAATAGAAGATCATATTTGGAATTATCAAATCAATGTAATTCATGGTGGTTGTAAGTGTGCAAGAAAATGTATTCAACCTCATGTCGATCCAGCAATGATGGCATTTGTTTTGTATTTGAATGAAGACGATCAACAAGGTGGTACTGGATTTTATAGACATTCTGAAGCAGGAGACATGAATCTAGAAAATGTTGATAAGTCATTCAAAAGAACTTCAGACTATTGGAAGTATAAAGAATGGCAATTTGAAAAAATGAGAGATACTCGGGATGAATACATAGATTTTGACTCAGATTTAATGGATGATGCTTGGGAAGAATATCATTATGAACCTATGAAATTCAATAGATTAATTCTATATCCAGCATATATTTTTCACAGTTCCATAATGAAAATAGACTGGTACGTTGAGAATCCCAGAGTTAGTTTATCTGGATTTATCGATAAATCATATTTTACTGAATGAAATTACAAAATTATATCCATACACATAATAATATTCTTAACGAAAAAGATCACCAAAGATTTATAACTTTGTGTGATGAGTTTGATTTTGGCGAGATTGATAGACCAAAACCAGATAAATTTTATAATATGAAAAATACAGAAACATGTAGATCTCATGTATGTCTATCACGTTCTGGTGATGAGGAAGAGTTGTGGAATTTATGCCATAAGGTGATGTTAAAGACTATTCCTCTAATATATTCAGACTATAATGATTTTTTGCCTGAAGAGGTGGATCTTTATAATAAATATAGCGGATACTGGTTATGTAAGTATCCAGAGACTGGAAGAATAACATATCATGCAGATCTTGACGGTGATGCTGGTTCAGTTACAGTTTCATATGGTATAAATGATGATTATGAGGGTGGAGAACTTAGGTTCTGGAAAACAATAGACTTGGAAAAGAAATCGAACTCTGTTCACATATATCCAAGTAATTTTTTATATCCACATGAAGTGACACCAGTAACTAAAGGTATACGTTATTCAATAGTTTGCTGGTTTGGTTACGAAAAAGGTCAAGATTGGAGTTTAATCTAAAAATGGTAGAATTAGAAAGACTTGAAAGAGTACAACAATCTGGAAAGTATCCAAACTTAATTACATCGACTGACGTTGATAACGTTAAGAAAATTACTGAAGCAAACCCGAGTCTGTTCGCTTATAGTTGGTCTGATAAAAGATCTACTAGGAGAGATTCTGGAGCAAACTTTTCAAAAAAATCTGATGGGACTACCTTATATGGATTTTGGTTTGTACCTCAATCAGGAACTGGAACATATAGACTATGGGATGGTCATGTCATCAAAAATAATCTATTGAACTATTCGTTTAATGTTATTGGATATTTTTTCAGTGCCGATGATCTCAATTGCCCAGAGGAAGAACATATTTCTTTAGATTCTGTTCCCCTATTTGAACCATCTATCATGTCATTATGTTCTCTTGTTACTGAGATTACAGGAAGACAATCGGTTGGAGATCTCAAAAGAGCACTAGATTCGGTAAAGAATGTAGATGATTTAACCGAACTAGACTATACAATAAACTATTTGCGTATTAATAGGAAGAAACAGACTGTAGAGATTGGACTAGAAAAGAGTGAAAACGAAAATTCATTCTCTACATTAATAGAAAAGGTAACGCCAGAAGGCACTTTATCAAGAACTAATTGTTCTGCAGTTTCTGATCTCATCGAAGGAGATTTTTTATCGGATGATGGAGATAATGAAACTACAATACTAATTAAGTATGGACCAAATGGATTATATGAGGAGACATCTTTTGTAATTTCTACTACTTATAGTAAACTTGCTCCATCAGGTACAAAACCTACGGATAACTATCAAGTATTTCAACAAAGATCTGCATCACACTCAAATTTTGTATCTGATACATTATATAAATGTAACAATTACCGTTGGATAGATGAAAATATTAAAGATGAAATCATCACCTGGGAAGATGATGAAATATTAGAAACTATTTACGGTGTAACTATACTTACTGTTTCAGCATCAGGAACTAATACTGAAATCATGTATGGATATAGTGGACTTAAGGGAGGCAACCAACCTACCGTTAATTAACGGAAGGATATGGCGCCAGAACCGCTTCTAGTCCAAGTTCCAACGCAAAGTCCACCAGGACCGCCGCCTTGACCGCCTTTACCAGATCTATCGCCGCGATAACCGCAATCATGTTCATCGCCGCCGCCTCGTTCACCCTTCCCTCCTGACGCGCCGCCGTCTCCGTTATAACCCCACTGTCCACCTTGTCCGCCAGCACCACCATTGCCGCCTTTACCTCCAGCACGGTCGGATCCGCCTTGACCGCCTTGACCATTTGTTTTGTCCCAGTTTAGTCCAGCAACATTCCATGCGTTGCCATTCCATACATAACCCTTACCTCTGCCTCCATGGCCACCGTTACCACCATTGCCGCCGCTACCACCATCTTTGCGGCACTTAGTTTTAGATCCATTACAGAACCAACCTGAACATCTCTTAACGCCAGAGTTGCCTCCGCCTCCTCCTTTGCCACCATTGCCGCCGCCACCGCCACCGCCGCCACCGCCTTTAACGTTATTCGACCATTCACTGCTAAACACTTCTATCGAAGAAGCAACGTGCATAGCATATCCTGCATTGCCACCAGCTCCCCCAGAACCACCGCCACCGCCTCCATTTCCACCATTTCCTGAGAAACCATATACTTTTCCATTAACTCGGAATTTTTGTTCTCCTTGCCCCGAAGCATTCCACCTAAATGCAGGTTGACTATTACTCAATGAACCACAATGACCAGTTACCGTAATTTTCTTATCAAAATTACTGGATGTCCAGATCAATTCATTGTTAATAACTTGCCATCTTGCTTTCAAGTGGGCAAAGTTACCATTACATGAACTTACAACTCCATTGACAGAACCACGGAGGTTAGAAAATTTCCAAGTTGCATTTGGAAGAGGCACATTATTATTTTGAGTAATAGGAACAATCTGCCTAGTCCTAGTATATTGTGATGCTTTAATTTGTGATCCACCAAACTTTTGTTGGAGTTGACTAAAACGCATCGGTCCGCTATTAAAATTAGTGTTGTATGCGTGTGAAATTGTACCTCCACCAATGTCATAGTCTGCTATGCCCTCTGAACTTGTAAGTGATGATTTTATATCTTCTGGAAGATCTTCTAATTGTTGACCATCCATCATTGCAGTCCTTGGATAGGTAAGGACTAATGATTCGGTTTTACTGTCAACAGATAGAGCGAGTGTTGATTCATTAATATTGACATGATGTAAAGTATTTTCGTCTGCATTTACAATATAAATTTTACTTGTATCTCCATTAAAACGTCCACCAATTGTAGAGATCCATTTAGCACAATCTCTTAAATCTCTGTTGGACTTAAATGCAACACCAGTATCTCTAAACATACAGTCCACAAAAACAACAGTGTTGGAATGTGAAACGAACTTCTCAATAATTCTATCTTCTGTACCAGGATGGTGTTGGAATGTAGTTCCTCTAATTATAATATTATATTCGCCATTATCTCTTGACTCATCATGTTGATCTGGTTGAAACCACACATAAGCATAGAACTCACCAGCACCAGAAAGTTGTTTATATACATGTCTTTCGGACAGGTGAGTATAATATGTAATCGGAAATGCTGGTGCTTCATTAGGATCGTCTAGAAGTTCTGCTTCTTCACTGTAAACTCCTTCGTCGATATAATTAGACATACCTATCTTGACCTATTATAACTTTATTTATAGCAATAAATACTAAAAACAGTCAAATTTATTATGACAGACTACGCAAAAGAACTTACAGAACGTTCCGAAAATCTCAGAGCAGAACTTCAAGAAATGCAAAAGGGGTTTGAGATGAAGAGAGAAGAATTTCTAAAATTGCAAGGAGCATTGGAAATGCTGCAAGTATTAGATAAGGACTCTAAAGAAGCAGAGGATGATGATTGAACCTTAGCAGAGTCATCATACTGGTGTATGGGTCGCTCTGTCAATGAACCACTCATCAGAATCTCTTATCGAAAAAACGCTTGACAATCTCGATAATCTTTGCCATACTACATTTGTCTGACGGGGGTTCCCCACGATGACACACACTACAGTCCCTACAAGGATTCTTATTATGTCTGGCAAAATTACAGAAGTCGCAGTAAAAGATCTCTCCACCCGCAAGGTGATGCAGAAGGTCACACAATTCGCTACACTCAAAGATTTTTCTCGAATCGTTAAACAAACTGGTCGCGATTGCACGGTACAACGTGAGTCTGTTTGGCGTTTCATTCCTGATAAACAGTCTAAGTATATGAGTGCCCTTGCACAAGGTTACTCTGATACTTCCATCTTTCACCTCATCAACCTTGAGAAATCGGTAGAGATTCTTGAACCGATTGCTCTGTCATCTGGTGTTCCTCAAGATCTACAATTCATCGATCACCAGAAGTTGTTCATCTCCAAAGATTTCAACTGGGTTCACATCGACGGTGGCAATCGTTCTGATACCATTATGGATTGGTTCGACAATAAGATTGCTCTTCAACCTGGAAACTATGTGATCCCTACTGGTGAAGGTGATCTGGTTCGATATACTCTGAACAAGACAAACTACTTCACTTATGAAGTATGTTGTGAAGAGTTTCCTGCTCTGGTTGAGTTTATCGACAACCAAACGATTGCATGGATCGAGTATTCTGGTCTCAATCGTGAAGAACGTCGTGATTTGTTTGAACGTCTGAATGATAACGAGAACCTCAACACTGAGGAACTTCGTAACTGCAGCACATCTGAGATCTGCACAAGTATTCGTGAACTGAACTATAAGTACAAGGATCGCTTTGTACTTGACAATGAGAAGAAGACTTTTGTTCTCAAGTCTAATGCAGAACGCTACAAGTTCTGTGCATATCTTGCATCTCTTCTGAACTACTACACTTTCCGTGGTCAGGTTGATGCCTTCTCACCCAAGACTCTTGACTCTGATTACAACTCAAACTCTGAGGCAGAGAATAACTTCAAAGACTTCAAGAAGTTCTTTGAATCTACTTTCATGCCGATGGTAAAGTATGTCGGTGATTTCACCAAACTTGGTGGTGCTCGTAATCGTCTGATTGATCTTTACTGTGCTCTGGTTGAAATCTATGCCGAGGGTGATGAAGTTCACCGCCTAGATAACAACAAACTGGACTATGAATCCTTCCTTGAGTGTTATCTTGAGTTGGTTGGTAAGTATTGGGGTGAGGAAGACGCAAGGTTCGAGACTGGTCGTTCTTCCTGTAAGTTCAAGGATCTATATGGTGCTAACACCAATTACAAGATGAAGCACCGTCTGGAACTTATCCGCAATGAGTTCATCCCCATGTTGAAAGAACGTGGTATTGTTGTCACTAAGGATAAAACTCGTTATTTCCCTCAGGAATGGCGTCGTATTCTATGGTCTCGTCAACAGGGTAAGTGTGCTCTGACTGGTGAACTTATCCCAATCACTGATGTTGAGAACGGTGATAAAGTCCACATCGATCACATTATCCCCCACTCTAAAGGTGGACAGACTATCATGGAGAATGCTCAACTTGCTCTTGCAGGTCCAAATATGGAGAAAAGTAATAAGTGAATTTATTTCCCATCCTGGTCGAAGAATATGATCTCTCTGGATCTCCTGATTTCGATACATTTAGGAAAATTATCAAAGAAGATGTAGAATCTGAAGGTGAAGGTCAGACAGGGTTACATTCTCTTGCCTGTGGCGGTAAATCTAGTCATGGTAGATGGGATCCTTTCACAATGTCAGAATCTCATCCACTACAACACTGTATCATCCCATTTTTGCAAGACTATGTTGATAAAGTGTGTAGTTCTCCCCTTTGTTTTGGTAACGCTTGGTACAATGTCTTGCCTCCTGGTGGTTTTACTAAAAGACATAGACATGAACATAGTGTAGTGAGTGGAGCACTTTACCTAGATCTACCACAAAATAGTGGGAATCTTTATTTTGTTTCACCTCTACAACAATATAGAATGTGTGAGTTATTCAGAACTGAATGTGAATATAATGCTTACGAAATTGATATGAATATAAAAGAGAATCATCTCTACCTCTTTCCAAGTTGGTTAGAACATGGTAGTAGAGTAAATGAGAGCGATCAAGATAGAATTATGGTTAGTTTTAACACAAGTCACTACACTCCAGCCGCATGACCTATTCTTTCACTGCTACAGTTCGTACTCAATCCAATAGACTTGAAACTTTTGTGTTTGAGTCTATTTCTATCGATGTTTCTGACGCTACTAAACAATGCGAGTCTATGACTGGTGGAGAGGTTGTTAACATCTACCCAACGAGTTTATCCTAACCAGTCTACAAACTGTCTCAGAGACGCTCCTAGGGGGGTCTTATGGGGTATAATTAAAGAGTCCTCTGAGAGACCCTTGCCAATCACTAATAAATACAACGTCTAGATTAACTCATTATGGCAGATCAACGCGCTTCAGTCCACACACAGGACAGACTTACAAAACAACTGAATGCTACAATGGCAACAGTTGGTGAACTTGACCGACGATTGGGTGAACTTGAGCAACTTGTACTGGGTGCTCTCAATAAAACTCAAGGTGATATTGTTTCTCTTCACAGTGAATTAAGTTCATTCCGTGAAAAACTTTCAATCAAAGAAAAGTTCGACATGGTAACACCTGTCTCTGAAGGTCCAACTGAACTCCTAACTGGCAACTCTCAACCTACTTGATTATGAACAACGACCAATTTGATTACGAGTACAACGATTTCGATGAACTCTATGAAAGTATGATGGAAACTGGTCCTGAAGATTGGATGCCTAATAATGGTATTCGAGAGAAATTTGATCCCGAAACTGAGAAACTGCTACGTCAGTTCTAATCATGTGACAGTTATCATACTGTCCTACCCTCTTGCCTAAGGGGGTTTTTTTGTGTATAATTAATCTATGAACGGAACACGAATGACCCTGACCCTCCGCCCTCATCAGAAACGCATTCTTAACAGTATGCTCGCCTATGACAAAGGTCAAGTCATCGTGCCTACAGGTGGTGGCAAAACTATCTGTATGATTCAGGATGTTGTAGAGAATTGTAAGTACATCGACAACGGAATGACGACTGTTGTTGTTGCTCCACGTATTCTGTTGGCAGAACAACTGTGCTCTGAATTCCTTGAGTTGATTGATACAACTCACACGCATGTGATGCACGTTCATAGTGGTGAAACCGACCACTATTCTACAACCAAAGCAAACGATATTCATGTCTTTGCTAACACTGCTCGTGCAGTAGGTGAGAATGTTATCATCTTCACCTCTTATCATTCTCTTCATCGTGTTGTGGAAGCAGACATTGAGGTAGACAACATCTACTTTGATGAAGCACATAACAGTGTGCAGAAGAACTTCTTCCCTGCGACTGAGTATTTTGCAGAGAACACAAATCGTTGTTACTTTTTTACCGCAACACCTAAACATTCTCTTACGTCTTCTAAACCAGGCATGAATTGGAGTGTTTATGGTCAGGTTCTGTGCAATGTTCCTGCTCCTGAGTTGGTTGAACAGGGATACATTCTCCCCCCTAAAGTTGTAGTCAAACAACTGCCTATGATCAAAGGTCGTAAGGTTATGTTTGCTGATGATTGTGACAATCTGCTTGAGACTATTGATGACAACAAAATCAACAAGACTTTGATCTGTGCTCGCACAACAAAACAGATCATCAATCTTCTCACTCATTCTAAGTTCTGTCTCCAACTTCGCAAACGTGGTTATTCTTGGATGACGATTACATCTAAGACAGGTGCAATCATCGATGGCAAGAAAGTCAATCGTGACGTATTCTTTGACACTCTGAATACTTGGGGTAAGGACAAGACCAAAAAATTTGTTGTTCTTCACCACTCTATTCTGTCTGAGGGTATCAACGTCAGTGGACTTGAGGCAGTTGTTTTCATGCGTAACATGGACTACATTGGTATCAGTCAGTCTATCGGTCGTGTGATCCGTCTGGGTGGAAGTGAGAAGAAGTTTGGGTTAGTTTGCATCCCAACTTATGACAGAGTAGGTATCAGCACTGCCAAGAAAGTTCAGGCAGTTGTTGATGTTGTGTTTAATCAAGGTCAACCCGCTATCAGTGAGATTCGTCGATGAACTACACCAAAGAACAACTTGTGGACGCACTTGTTCATGAATGGGAATATCTCTGCCATGACGATTATGATCCACAAGATCCAACACCAGAAGAATATCGCAAAGAGATGGAAGAACTTACAATCGAACAATTGATTGAAGAAACTGACACTGGCGAAGGTTACACACTTGATGAGTTTATGGAGTGTCATGGATAGATGAAAGACAAATATCATAACCACAATTCAACTATACTTGATAAAAAATATGTAAAAGATTATGTCTCACCTAATGGGTTGTTTGCTATACTTCCTTGTGGCAAAAAATGGATGGTAATTTGCAATGGTGATCAAATGGGATTATCATCCTCCTTTGATATTGCCATGCGTAGAGTAGAAAAACTCCAAAAGACATATTCTAAATCGCAGAAACGTACCAAAACACCTGCCAAACGAAAATCAAAGAAAATTCAAAATAAACATTTATTGAACCCTAGTGGTGGCAAGGGTTCTCGTAGACACGGTGGACAGTTGAACGAACTGGACACCATACCCACCAATCCACTGATAGATGCCTTACAATAAGACTGTCGAAAAAACAACCATGACTAAGACCAAGACCAAACGAGTCACTGTGACTCCGCTATCTCGGAAGGCAAAGAATAGGTTTGCCAATGAGATGGACCTCTTTCATTCTTGCACTATTGAAAATGAACGTGAGATGGCAGATGGTTCTCAGTGGATGTTTCTCAAGTCACTGAATCAATGTTACTTTTTTTGGGTGCCTGTTAAGGGTAACAAAGATTGGAAAGTTGACAAGTAACTAATTTTACACTAGACTAATCACATGCAAAACACCATGATCGAACAAATTCGCGACAACTGTCTCGAAAATCTAGAAAATACTTATGCTTCTCGTTTAGAAGTATTGGTCAGCGAAGATCGCTACGATGATGCACAATCAATCGTCAGTGAGATGGTTGTTGATGACGAATCTGAAGATTCTGAGTGGACTTTTGTTGATGATATGAGTCAGTACACTGATGATGATATCCCAAATTTACGATGGACTGAAATTGAGTAAAGATAGAGATGTTCGGGTCAGTCTACATGTGATTGACCCATTAAGAGCACATTTTAAGTTTCTTCAAAATCTTAAAAAAGATTTGAAGAAACCAGGCACCAACCTTCGCAAAAAAGATAAAAGACACAAGAAACGCAAATAATTATTAATGATTGATTATCTATTTCCTACTACCGTATATCAGGCAGATTTAGATACGCCCGATGATGTGCATGTGGATATGGTAAGTTATATTGATAAATTTTATAATAAAAATGTACAGCACGTTGGTTTTGTTCCAAGTTTCACTGGAGAGATATTAGGTGATTCTCAAATATCATCCAAACCAGAGTTTTCTTGGGTAACAAAACAGTTATCATCTCATCTTAAAAAATACATAGATGAGTTGGGTGCTACTTTAGAACCAACTGATATTCACCCAGGATCAGACATATACATTCCACAATCATGGCCTGTAGTATGTGTTAATGGTGGTGGAGTTGGATATCATAATCATTGCCAATCACACTTTAGTGCAGTGTTTTATGTTAGAACAGAGAACGATAATGAGACAGGTCAATTAGTAGTTTATTCGCCAGAACCAAATACTTTATCTGGACTACCTATCTTCCATACTAAACCAACATATGGCAGTTCACGGACAAAATACTATAGTGCAGTTCAAAATAGATTATTAATTTTCCCTTCTACTCTACATCATGAAGTTAGACAGTATCTGGGCATAAAAAATAGATATTCAATATCATATGATATATTAATTACCACCAGAAAAGAGTCTGGTAATTTTTGTTTAGTTAATCCTAATAGATGGATAAAAATCTGAAGATGACGAAAGAGAAATTTCCATGGAAGGAATTCCCATTTAGATTGGAGACTACGGACGCTGTTTGTCACTTCGTGTGTCGAGAACACGCCGAGAAATATATAAAAAGATATAAACTTAGGAAACCAAAATATACACTAGAAGAACGACCCTCCGAGTGAGGGTCTTTTTTTATGGCAAATTGCCTTTTATATAAAAAACGCCCAAAAACAGCAGTATCATCGTTTTGGGGGTGTGCTTATATAAAAACTGTCACATAGGGGGCAGACAAGGCGTTTTTTGTGGGTTATTATAAACTCATGAAAAACACACACCTTGAGCACCCCGAGGACGCGATTTTATATAATCGCGAGACCTTTGACAACATGCTCCAGTTCCTGCGTGATCGTAGCAGCACCGCCACTGTTAAGTGGGATGGTGCTCCCTCTATAGTATTCGGTACAAATGAAGGAAAGTGGTTTGTTGGAACAAAAAGTGTATTCAATAAGGTAAAAGTAAAGATCAATTATAGTCATCATGATATAGAACTCAATCACGGACATCTTCCTAAGGTTGCTGCTATCTTACATACATGTTTCGAGTGTTTGCGTAAGACCCCAGGAGTTTGGCAAGGTGATTTTATAGGTTTTGGTGGAACTGATACTTTTACTCCAAACACACTCACATATAACTTTGACGAGACGATCGATAGGGGTATTGTTGTAGCGGTACATACAAGTTATCATGGTAAAGATCTCAAGACAATGTGTGCAAACTTTGATGCTAAGTGGGATAGATATGAACATAACAGTAACACTCGCTACCTGAATACTGATGCTCATTTTACCTCCCGTAGTCGTAGAATTAACTACCTTATTAATTTTGCTTCTGTGGTTGCAAATCTTGTTAGATTTCCTGAGAAACAGAGAGGAAAGGAACTCAAAGTAGCAGTTAATAAGTGTATTCGTGAGAATACTGATATTTCTAATGCAGGTATGGGTCCGAGTATGACACTGCTCTACAAAACTATCATAGAAATCAAACGATTGATGATGAAAGGTATCACATCTGATGAAAACGTTCAGGTACAGTTTGATGATGACGATTGCGATCATGAGGGTTACGTTATGACCAATAAGTATGGCACCTATAAACTTGTAAATCGTCGTGAGTTTTCATATCGCAACTTTACCAAAATCAAAACTTGGTAATAAATAAATTGTACTATTCCTTAACAACGATGACAAGATTCGGAGAATTGTTAGGTGGAAAATCTTCACCTGAACCCGCAGCACCAACGCCACCCGCACCAGTTGCTGCACCAAACCCAGAACCAGTTATGATTGCTGACGGACCAAAAATGATGGACTTGGAAGAGTCTGATGGAGCAGATGTGCTCACTGAAGATAAACCAGAAGAGAAAAAAGGTGACGCCTCATACAACTTTATCAGAGACTGAGTGGACAGTGGCACAAAGTGTCCACTAACCTCCCACAGACCACCAATCTCGTGTATATTAAATGAGTGGAGGGGAACAGGACACCCATTCATCACTCCTAAGTGAGTCAGTTGGCAACTTTACTGCTGATGATAAACTCCACACAAATCGAGAGGTAAATCAAATGTGTTCTCATCCGTAGAACCGCCTCTCTCACACTCTTTCATTCTTTCTTTATGTCAACTAACGCTCGCATCGGTATCCAACTTAATGGCGGTATTGTTAGTGTTTATCATCACTGGGATGGTTATCCTCAGTGGTTGGGTGTTACTCTGTCCAAGAAGTATACCACCAAAGAAGATGTTTCAGAACTAATTGACGGTGGCAATATGTCATGTATTGCTTCAGATACTGATTGGGATCGTAATAAGTGTGCCGAACACGTTCAGTATTATACTGGTCGTGGCGAATCTATCGAAGAAAATGCACCTAAACTTGCAGAATCAATCACTGAATATTTTGATCAGTGTGACAACTGTGGTGCAGAATACGCTTATATCTTTGACAAAGGTGAATGGTTCTGTTATGATGTTAAAACATGGTCCGATTCTTTCGGACAACTCATTGAAATCCCTGAAGAGGTAGCAGCATGAGGATTGCACTTTCTGCCGTCGTTGTTCTATTGGGTGTAAACCTTCTAGTCAGTTTGCTCAACTCAGACATGATGAAAACTATTGAATCACGGAACGAAAAACTATGTCAACTAGATCAATCTCTTTGCCGAGATTAGACGTTCCCATGAGAATCTTAGGTAGCATCTTCGTGATTGCTGCCTATTTTATTGTCTTACATGTGAATGTTTATCTTGGGGTGACAATGAACCTGATTGGGGATACAATGTCACTGCCATATTTCATCAGAACTAAGTCTTATGACGTTGTGGGAATGTTAGGATTCCTCATGGTCATTGGTCTATCTAAATTAGTATCAACATTATGACTGATCAACAACCAAAAACAACACTTAGAGATTCTCTAGGTCCAAATAATACGGTAGAGAGTAACATCCCAGAAGATGTAACATGGATTGATGATGCTTTCTATATCAAACATACTAGGTTCGGTTTGTTTACATCCATTCTAAAAGAACCACTTGGAGCACATTTCCTCACTGGCGCCACTGAAGATGGTGTTACTGAGATGACAAGATGGCATCTTAAGTGTCTTCAAGATGGCACACTACACCAATACTCTCGCGTCGTTAATAGCGGTGTTGTTAGTGGCAAACTATGATCGAACTCCCCTCTGATTTTATTCATCAACCACCTAAAGGATACCGATATGAGTCGATACAATTCAAAACTAATGTTGATGCTATCTGGACTGTATCTGACTATAGGTTTCTTTACAATAATGGTGATGAATCTCGTTGTATCTGGGGATTCGTCAAACATAAGAGAACAAAGAGAAGCAGTACGCACACTTACCATGCCCCCATCAACTGCAATAAAGTAGGTGCTGAAGTTAATATAAATGAAACTTCGCCTTATACTGCAATGCAACTTAATTTAACTCCATTAGAGCAGTTCTTCGTGTGATGGTTAAATGTTAATCAGTGTTTTTTTGATATCCTGAGCGGTGCGGATGACGTAACACCCGTGCCCGATAGAATTATGGAAAAAACAGGTTTTCGGTCTAGTGGTGGCAAGGGTTCTCATGAACACGGGGGCATGGCGGAATCGGTAGACGCACCAGACTTAAAATCTGTTGGGCATAATGCCCGTGGGAGTTCAAGTCTCCCTGTCCCTACCAATTGGAGAACCGTCCACTTTTGGTGGATTTCCTCGCCTCTGCCTGTATTATTAAAGAGTCAAAGGAATTCAACCGAATGCGATCAACCACCAAAGCACAAGCACTGGAGCAGTTCCGTTACAACTGGAAAGTTTCAACTATGGGCACACAGTGGGCAACAGATAGTATTGCAAAAGCAGAAGCATGGAGTTGCTTCACTGATGAACTTTGTAAGGAAGGTTACATCACCATGAAAAAGTATGAGTCATGGTCTAACCCTTTCTGATCCAAACTTCACAAACTTTTTATTATCATCATGAACACATTGACTCAATCCAAAACCGAATTCCAAACCGAATGTTTGCTTGAAGTTGTTAACAACGAATGGAAGGTTAATGCTATTGAATCAGGACGTAGTTCATACTCTAAGTTAGAATATAGTGTAGGTAAGAAATATATCAAACTGAATCAATTCAGGATTCATGCTGATAACAGTTTTTCAAATAATGGTGTGTTCATGTTCATCGACAAAGAGTCTGGTGCATGTTACAAACCAGCATCACATAAAGCACCTGCGAAAGGCATTCGATTCCAGATTGAGCAGTTAGTTGATCAACCTGAAATGGTAGATCCTTACGGTTCATTCCTTTATGTTCGTTAATAATATCAACTTTATTTTAATTAACTCACTTCAATTTTTACAACATGAAACAAACCAAAAACCTATCAATGAAGAATAGGAAAGAAGAACTCTTCAATGCTTACTTTGAAGCATCTGATGAAATGAAACAAATGAAAGAAGAACAAAAGATCTTGATTGGCATTTGTTCGCTATTGTTCATTTTCACTATGATTTAACCTTATAGTGTGCCTGTGGGCGAACCGTCCACTTTTGGTGGATTTCGCCGCCTCGGCCTGTATTATTAAAGAGTCAAAGAAACGAACCCAATGCGCTACACAACTCCATCAGGTCGCGAGTATTACTTCCCCGAGTCAATCTCTCGTTCTGAAGCACTCGAACGCATGGCACAATATGCAAAGAAATATGAAAATGATGAGCGTTCTGGACAACAACTATTCGACGACATGTTCGGAGGTTAAGTAACACTTACTCAACTCACACTATCTAACATCATGTATCTCCCAAAAGCAGACTGGAACCGAGCAACTTACAGAGAGTTGAAAGAGATTCTAAATGAGTTGCCTGAGCGTTACTTAGACCAGACAGCAACTGTATGTTGTGATGATGAATATCAGGGGTTTAGTATTGCATGGACTGGCGAAGCACATCAAGTTTTAGACGCTGATCACATGTTTTTTAACTGCGACTAACTAACACTCACTCACCTCATTCATTCAAATCATGAATTACACTCTCAAGCAACTTCAAGACCGAGTATCACGAATGATCGAAGAACAGGGAGAAGATGCAGAATGTGGCGCATGGATTTATACCAAGAATGATTGTCATTTGAAGGACGAAGATGGCAACACTGATTATGGTAATAACGTAGAAGATCCTGCACTGATAGCACGTATCTTTGACGATGTAGGCAACATTGATTACATCTATCAGGTGATTCAAGAGAGTCTAGATGAAGTCGTAGAGGAGCAATTGGTGCAGTATCAGCAAGAGTTAGTGGAGGTATCATGACTATAATTCGTGATGATTTACAAGAGCAGTTTATTCAGTGGGACTTGAGTCAAATGTCTTTGGATGATTTGCAAAAGTATTTTGTGGACATGCAAAATGCCGAATTGGATAGTTTGTCTGATGATGAATTGATTGACGAGGTAAAGCAATATAACCCTAGTTTGCTGTAAAAGTAAAGAGAAATAAACCAGTTGGGGAACCGTCCACTTTTTGTGGATTTCCCTGCCTCCGCCTGTATTATTAAAGAGTCAAAGAAACGGATTCAACCCAATGCAACTCACAGCAAACGGCGCTCACATGGTTGTTGACTTCTACCCCGTCAAGTATTCTGATGGAACTATCAGCGAGCGTCTAATGTATAAGACCGTCACATTCTGCGACAAAATGC